CCACCGATGAGGAAATCGTAGCTATGCATAGGCGCTATATTTCTGAATTGGTGTAAACCATGAGCCAACAACAGGAGGTACAAGTGAACGATCTCGAAATTCTCAACATGGAACTGGAATTTCTCTACGGAGAAATGGACTCGCTGGCCGAACTGATCCGGGCGAAGGAAGTGAAAAAGCTGGAACTGGAAGAAGCGGCGGCCGAAGTCGATAACCCGTACTGGGAAGATGACGGTGATGATCCATACGGTGCTCGTTACAACAAGCAGGTGAATGCCATCAAGACCGCCCTGCTGAGTGGCGACCGGGCCGATCGGTACTACGCCAACACGGCCACGGTGTTCAACTGCCGCATCATCACCACCCTGGCAGAGCGAGACGAGGACGTTCCCGAAGAGTTCATGGCGATGTACTCGCAGGAGCAGATCGAAAACCTGTTCACGGTCGGCTGGGGCGGTGGCCTGTCCGAAGGTTTCGCGCTGGTCAAGCCGAACATCGAGGAAACCGGCTACATGTTCCTGTGGGGCGGCAATTACGGCCCGATCGAGGCCCGCAAATCAATGGAAGCGTTCTATGCTGCCCCGAACCGACTGCAAGAAGAGCGCGAGATCGCCAAGCGTCGCCTGCGTTGGGCAGACTTCCAGTACCGCATGGCCCTGCGCCAGAACAAGGGTGAACAGTACCTGAAAGATCACCCGCACTACGAACCGGCGTAAATCACGCCACCAGGCCGATAGAACATGCTGCTCGAACTTCCTGCCGGGTATCAAGAGACGGAAACCGGGCTACTCTTCGGCCAACAGGACTTGCAGCCCGCGGAGTTTCCGTGGGCGCGCCTGATCTGGAAAGCGCATACCGATCGCACCCGGCCGGATGCGCTTGAACTGACGGTCGGCCAGTTCGCGTTCATCGACCGAACGGCCACCGAAACCTTCACCATCGACGCTGATGGCGACATTAACGTCGTCAACGGGCTGGCGGTGGGGGATGACCTGATTGTCACTGGTGACGCAACCATCACCGGCACGGTCAACACCCGCAACATGGTCGCCGACGGCAGCAAACTCGACGACATCGAGGACAACGCAACCCGCGATCAGACAGACACCGAGATCGAGACGGCCTACAACAACCGGGTGGCCGTGGTTTCCCAGATCGAAGCGGAAACCGGCACGGCGACCACGGTGCGTCGTTGGACGGCGCAAAGGGTTGCGCAGGCTGTTGCAGCCGCGTTTGATGATGATGTCGTGATTACCGGCAGTCTCGACGTGGGTTCTACCCTCGACGTTACGGGCGCGGTGAACATCGGCGAGTTCTCGCTCGGAGTCGGCGAGGATGCGATGCTGGCCCTCAAGGGCAACGGGATCGCAACCGACGATCCGTTGTTGCTGATGGAAAGCCAAGACACCGGCTACCAGGCGGGCATCGAAATGCGCGTGCTCGGCAAGACCGGCGTCAAGCTATGGCAATCGACCGGCGGCAGCGGCTACCTGAGCGCGATGCAATCCGGCATGTCGTTGATTTTGCAGGCAGAAAACGGCATCTACCTGAAATCGAACGATTCCAGCAACGTGCTGCAAAATGTCGCCGGGTTCGTCAACGATCAGGTGACGATCTACGGTGCGCTGAAATTGGAAGAGCAGGCGTCGATCTCCGCAACACCCCAGTCGGGTTGGTGCGGACTGATCTACTACAACGACACCCTCTGGTTCCAAGATGAAGCGGGCGACGTAACCGATCTGCTGGCCGGTGGCAGCAGTGGCGTTGACCCGGATGCAGCGGCCTTCACTGCACCGATTGCGGTCGAGGGCGGCACGCACACGATCAATTTCGGCAGCAACAACCTCGACATCACGACGGCCGAGGCGTACACGCGTTGTTACGTTGCCAGCAGCACCTACGACTACCTGACGCTGAATGTCCCGGCCGCAACGTTTCGGGGACTGACCAAGTACCGGATAACGGGTTCGCTGATCTTTGATCTGGGCGTCACCGCGACCTGCAACATCTACAGTGACGCGACGACGGACGACATCGACAACGACAACGCACCGGGCGACTCTGGCGACATTCGGTTGTTCAAGTACGAGTATTTCTACGACGCGGCCAACGGAATTGACCACTTGGTCGGCCGGTGGCTGTAAATGGTTTCCTTTGTTCGGGAGTTCACCGGGTACGGAACGGACTCATCGGTATCGTTCACTGACCCCTACGGGCCGAACGAATTGCACTTGCTCTTTGTCGGACTCGATACGGGTTCGCAGATCACGCCGACGATGGCAAATACGCAGTGGGAGTTGCTGCACAACACGTATTACTCGTCGGGCTACATTCAACTGCTGGTGTATTACCGCCTGGGCGTCCCGGCGAACGACTCCAACTTGCTGTCTTTTGGCGCAAGCGTCGATCACATCATCAGTTATGTGACCGTCGATCTCGGCCTGAGTGCGCCACCGGGCGGCCCGGACAAATGGCGCGTTGCCGATGTTGTCGATACGGACTCTGTTGGCGACATCAGTTTGGCGCCGGGCGGCTACGGTGGCCCGCCCGCGCTCAATGGCGATTTGATCCTGAATTGGATCGTCACCGATGGCGATGACGTTAATGTAAGCGACGATACCTACTACACCAGCGGTATTTCGCGAAGTCACATCGACATCCAGCCGTGGAACAGTTCGACTGCGGTTGGAGGTTATCAGCACGCGGCTGAGTACACAACCGATCGGGGCATTCAACCGATGAGTTTCAGTTGCAGTCCGACCGATCAGGCGATCGGGTACTCGATTCACCTGTCACCGATTGCAGTGGCAAGAGGCGGCGGACTCCTGATGGGAGATTTGTAATGGCGACCGACATCCAGAACACGAACACGATACTCGAAGCACTGGCCGATTTTGCCGGTAAGTCACTGAGTAACGAGCAGAAAAAGCGGATCGTTGAGAACCTGACCGGCGCAGAAGGTGATCTCACCACGCTGGCGACGGCCTTTCTTCAAACCCTGCTGGCTCAAATGAAGAAGGTCATGGCGAACAATGCCGAGGCGAAGGTGTTGCAGCAAGTGAAGGACTTGCAGCAGCAGATCGCGACCCTCAAGCAGCAGGCGCGTGACGGTGCGAAGGGCGACCTGTAAGCCGAAATGGACGAGGAAAGGCGACCTGTATGGCCCGAAAAAAGAGAGCGACCAAAAAAACACCGGCGAAGAAGAAACCGAAGATATGCACCAGTATCAAGCACCCGGCGTCGGTCGATGACTTTTTCGATGATGAAACCGGGGAACTGCTGAACCCAAGACATGAACTTTTCGCCCAAGAGTGGGCGCGATCGTTTGATCGCGCAGCCGCCCTGGCCGCGGGCAAGTATTCAAAACCCAAGACGCGGGCAACGCTGCGCAAGAACTCTGACCTGATTCTGCGCCGGGAGGAAGTGCAAAGGCGCATTCGAGCCATCCTGCGCGCGGAAGTGACGGACATGGCCGTCACCGAGGACTGGGTGATCCTGAAAATGCTCGACGTTTATGAGAAGGCGCTGGAAGAGAAGCCGATCATGGACGCCGAGGGCAACGTCGTTGGGTACGAGTACAAAGACTTGCGCGTCGCCCAGCAGACATTGAAGGAACTCGGCATCAATCTGGGCATGTTCCAGAAGAAGGACGACAGCCGGGCCGCCAGTGTCGTCATCAACATGAACTACGGCGGCCAGTTACCGGGTTCCGAGCAGCCACCGGCCATCGAGGGCCGGGCAAAGAGACTCAACTGATATGGCCGACCGGAAGGATCTGGAAATCACCTACATCGCCGAGCCGGTCGGGGCGAAGTTTCACGCAGGCACGGAGTTCGTGCGCGGCGTGATGGGGCCGATCGGTTCGGGCAAGTCGGTGATGTGCGTGCAGGAAATCTTTCGCCTGGGTTGCGAACAGCGGCCGGGCAAAGACGGCATCCGGCGCAGCCGGTGGGCGTTGATACGAAACACGTACCCAGAACTGAAATCGACGACGATCAAGACGTACCTTGACTGGTTCGGGCCGATCCAGACGATCAAGTACGATGCGCCGATCGTATCGACGCTGGAAGTGAACGACGTTTGGATGGAGTGGTATTTCCTCTCCCTCGACAAAGAAAAAGACATCGGCAAGCTGAAATCGCTTGAGTTGACCGGCGCGTTCCTGAACGAAGCGTCGGAACTGCCAAAAGCCGTGCTCGACATGGCAACCGGCCGTGTTGGCCGCTACCCGGCCAAACGGGAAGGCGGCGCGACCCGGCCTTGCCTGATCCTCGACACCAACCCGCCGGACGACGATCACTGGTGGTATCGGCTGTTCGAGGAAGAAAGGCCCGAAAACTACGCGATCTACAAGCAGCCACCGGCCTTGCTGAAAATACCCGGAAAAAACGGCCCGGTTTACGTGCCGAACCCGGAGGCCGAGAACATTCGGAACCTCGAAGGCGGGTATCAATACTACCTGCGCCAGATTCCGGGCAAGAAGGAAGAGTGGATCGACGTATTTGTTCGCGGCCAGTACGGCACGTCCGAGGCCGGACGGCCCTGCTATCCGTCGTTCGATGACTCGGTGCACGTTGCCGACAAGCCGCTGGCGCCGTTTCCAGACATCCCGCTTCTTCTGGGGTGGGACTATGGTCGGACGCCGGTCTGCATCATCGGCCAAATGTCGCCGCGCGGTCAATTCCGCGTTCTGGACGAGATCATTGTCGAGGCCGAAGGGCCGGGCATGGGCATTCGCAAGTTCACCCGCGAAGTGGTGAAACCCTATCTCGACACGCATTACCCCGGATTCGCTTTTCAGTCCTGGGGCGATCCGGCAGGCAGTGCCAGATCACAGAAAGTCGAAGAGAACTGTTACGAATTACAGGCACAAGAGGGCATACCAACAGAGACGGCGCTCTCAAACGATATAACGTACCGGCTTGAAAACGTTGACTATTTCTTGTTGAGAATGGTTGACGGCCAACCGGGATTTCTTCTGTCACCGACGTGCAAGATGCTGCGCCGCGGATTCAAGGGCGGCTACCAGTTCGAGCGCGTGCAGGTGGCCGGTGACGCCCGGTACAAAGATCAACCGGCCAAGAATCGCTACTCGCACCCGCATGATGCGCTTCAGTATCTTGCCGATCTGGCAAAGAACGGCATTACGAAGGCGACATCGGGCGCGACAGCACAACCCGTTGTGGACGGCGTGAGCGCCGCTGGATGGACGTAGAAGCATGTCTCAATACGGAATTATCCCAGTCATGAACAATGACGAACTGGATCGCATGAAGGCAACCGAGGCGATGGAAAAACAACGTGCTGCCGCGGCCCTTCTGACCGAATCCACGCCGACTTCACGCTTGGCGGCCCACTGCCGCAAAGAGTGGGAGCGCGCCCGCGACGCGAAACAGCCGATCGAGGAACGCATGTTGCGCTCCATGCGCCAGCGCGAAGGCCGCTATTCAGAGAGGAAACTGGAAGCGATTCGGCAAATGGGTGGTTCCGAGATCAAGATGATGCTCACGGACGTGAAATGCCGGGCTGCAATCGCATGGATCAAGGACGTGATGCTCGGAACCGGCGAAAGACCGTTTTCCTGCGACCCCACGCCGCTGCCGGACATCCCGCCGCAGATTCAGCAGGAGATCGAGCGCGAAGCGTACATGGAAATGCGCCAGATCGTAGGCGCGATACCGAACCCCCGCGAAGTGCGAGAGCGCATCGAGGCGTACACCGACATCGTGCGCCAGCACGCCAAGCGTGAGGCCGAGAAGATGGCCGAGCGCATGGAGGACAAGATCGACGACGAATACCGCGAAGGCGGTCTTTACGAGGCGTTTGACGATCTGATCGAGGATTTCGTCAACCTGCCCGCGGCCGTCCTCAAAGGCCCGGTGATTCACGCAAAGAAAGCAATCCAGTGGGCGCAGAGCAACGATCCAACCCGGCCGAATGCCCTACAGCCGGTAGTGAAGAACAAGTTCCAGAGGACGTGGTACGCCGCCTCTCCGCTGGACATTTATCTGACGCCCGAAGCACGGAACTCCGAAGAGGGTTCACTGGTCGAGCGACACCGCATGTCGGCGGCCGCTCTGTATGACTTCATCGGCGTGCCGGGCTACGACGAAGAGCAGTTGCGGGGCGCGCTCGACACCCATGCCGACACCGGCCTGAAAGACTGGCTGTGGGGCGATTCTGAACGTTCTCGCCTTGAAGGCCGACCGAATGAACAGATTCTCGGCGGTGGTAACGACATCGACGTGCTCGAAGTCTGGACGAAGGTTCGCGGCGCCTGGCTGATCGAGTGGGGCATGGACAACATCAACGATCCCGATCGTTGGTACAACGCCTGCGTCTGGATCATCGGCAACTACGTCATCCGGGCCACCCTGAACGACGATCCAATGGGTAAGCGGCCGTATCACATGGCGTCCTACGTCAAGGTGCGTAACTCGCCGTGGGGCCGCGGTGTTCCCGAACTGATGGATGATCTGCAAAATATGTGCGACGCGGCAGCGCGCGCGATCTCGAACAACATGGGTATCGCATCCGGCCCGATGGTCGAGGTCGAGGCAGATCGACTGGCGTCCGGCGAAAAAGTCACGAAACTCTATCCGTGGCGCATTGTGCAGACAAAGGCCAACAAGACCGGAACCCCGGCCCCGGCCGTGCGCTTTTTCCAACCGGACAGCAACGTGCAGGCACTGATGGCCGTGTTCGAGTTCTTCTCGAACCTGGCTGACGAGTACACCGGCATTCCGCGCTACCAGTACGGCTCGGGTGACGTGGGCGGCGCAGGCAAGACCGCCGCGGGCCTCTCGATGCTGATGAATGCCTCATCGCGCACGATGAAGCACGTTATCAGCAACATGGACAAGATCATCATCGGCACGACGAAGCAGACACATCGCCACCTGATGCTGTTCGACGACGAAATGGAGAACAAGGGCGACGTGGAAGTGATCGCGAAAGCATCGCAGGCGCTCTTGCATCGTGAGGCGCAGCAGATGCGCGTCACAGAGACGCTGGCCGCCACCAACAACCCGGTGGACTTCTCGCTGATGTCGGCGAAGGGCCGTCTCGAACTGCTGCGCGCCAGTATGCGCGGCCTCGATGCGGTGGACGTGGACAAAGTGTTGCCGTCGAACGATCAGATGCTGATGCAGGCGATGGCGGCCCAGATGCAGCAACAGCAAAACCCGCAGCAAGGGCCGATGGAAGAACAACCGCAGGAGCAAATTCAAGGAGCAGTGTAAATGAGCGCAACCGAAGCAGGGGTCGTAGTCGCACATGCCGACATTTCCGGGTTCGAGAATCTTTTCCGAACCGCCATCGAAAAAGAACTGGGCGACGATCGGGACGCACTGAAAGCGTTCCAAGTCGCCGAATACCGGCCGCCGGACGTAGAGGCGGCGATGGCATACCACAAACTAGGCAAAAAGCTGTACACCATTTCCGGCGCCCTCGGTCTGAATGATTCGGGCGACGGTTGGCGGGCCTTCGATGTCACGATCGAAGAAGGTCTGACCAGTGTTGAAGATCAGCAGGTCGCCGATCAACTGGCATTCCAGTGCAAGAAGTGCGTGGCCCAGTTGAAACGCCAGAAAAAGGCGGTGCACTGACATGAGCGAAATGATGCAGAACAAGCACCTTCTGGCCTCGCTGGCACGACTCGACCAGAACCCGGATTTTGTCCGGTTCAGAGAAATTTACCTTGATTGCCTGCTCGACGAAGTGGTCGAACGGTGCATCGAGGACGAAAAACCGGCCCGCCATCAGGGCGCGGCACAGATCATCAAACGGATTCAATCTGATCTTGCAGAGGCCGAAGAGGCTTACTACAAGATCGCCGAACAAGGCGAGATACCGATCGCCTAAACCAGTAACCGGGGCGCCTCGATCTCCAACGGGACGCCCTTTCTGGCCCAAAACTGATTGCCGACAAAGAACGGCGCGGAAACCTGTTCGCCCAGGCCCGCGCCGTTTTGCGTTGAAACATTCAGTGGCGGGAAAACCCTAGCGGAATACCGGCTCGTCCGACTCCGCAAATGACGACCGACACCCGGAAGGGCCGGTCAAGGAGAACCACCAATGTCAGGAGTAAGACTCCCCAAAGCTGTACGCGAACAAGGCGAGGCGGCCGACAAGGCGCTGGAAGCCCTGAAGAACCCGACCAACCCGGACGATCCCGGCCAGTACGTCAGTGAAGGCGAACCGACGCCTGATACCGGATCGAACGAGAACGAAGGAGTTCAGCCACCCGAACCGACCGAGGGGGAAACCCCGCCGACACCGGAATCGGGCGCGAATGAGAAGGATCAGTCCGACGACGATCTCAACATCAACTGGAAGGAAGAAGCGGAAGCACTGAAAAACGACCGCGACCGGGCGCTGGCCCAGTTGCAGACGTTGCAGGGCAAGTACAACGCCGAAGTCCCCCGGTTGCACGACGAGATCAAAGGGCTGAAAGGCAAACTCGAAGCACTCGAACAGAACCAGACTGCATCGACCCCGGAAACGCCGGAAAAAGCGGCCGATCTGGATCAAATGCGGGAAATGTACGGCGACGAAATGGCCGACGCATACATGGCGCAGGAGCAAAAGATTGCCCGCCTTCAAGCGTCCCTCGAAAAAGCCGTCGAAAAACTCTCCCGCGTTGATGAAATCGACCAGCAGTACGAGGCAAGTGCCGACCAGGCGATGTTCGATGAAATCGGGAAAGCCCACCCCGACTGGGAAAAGGTGAACGGACTCGCTTCGTTCCGCAACTACCTGAAGGAAGTTGATCCCAACACCGGGGAACCCCGGCAGGCAGTCATTAACCGAGCACAAGCCCGGCGTGACGCAGGCCCGATCATTCGCGTGCTTTCAGCCTTCAAACGCAAAGCCAAAAGCGGCAGCGCGGCATTGGAATCCCAAGTCGTTCCCGGCAACACCGGGCGCACCGACGAGCCAGTCCGGCCGGACACGAATGTGTATTCGGCTCAGGAGATTGACCTGTTCTTCAAGAACCAGGCGGCGAATCGTGCCAAAGGTCTGCCGATCAGCGATGAGGACAAACGTCTGGAAACCCAGTACACGCAGGCGATGCGCGATGGTCGCGTGAGGTAGAACTTCACGCCCCGGCATTAACTGCGCCTTTGGGTTTTCAGGCAGTCATTTGCAACCAAACCCAAAGGAGTCATCATCATGGCCGTTATTGCCAATGCCAATACGACCTCTCCGGCGCATGGGACTTACAACCCGACCCGGACAGGCGTCACCATTCCGCAGTTGTGGAGTGGCAAACTGCTGGTCAAGTTCTACGAGGCCAGTGTCGTTCCCGCGATCTCGAACACCGAGTACGAGGGTGAGATCAAGAGTCAGGGCGATACCGTCAAGATTCGCACGACCCCCTCGATCACCGTTCGGGATTACACCAAGGGCGTCGATCTGACGATCGAGAACCCGCAGCCCGCGATCGTGACGCTGGAAATCAGCCACGGCAAATACTGGGCCTTCTTGGATGAGGACGTTGACAGTCATCAGACGGATTACGATCACGTCGAGGACTGGACGCGCGACGCATCCGAGCAGGTCAAGATCGCCGTTGATTCCGGCGTCCTGGCCGACATCCCGGCCGACGTGGACAGCGACAACGCTGGCGCGACCGCCGGTGCCATCAGCGGCAACGTTGATCTCGGCGCCACCGGCGCGTGGGTGGAAGTGACCAAGGCCAACATCCTCGACAAGATCGTGGATTGCGGCACGGTTCTCGACGAGCAGAACGTCCCCGAGAGCGACCGCTTCATGGTTCTCCCGGCGTGGATGTGCGGCATGATCAAGAAGTCCGATCTTCAGGATGCAAGCTTGTCCGGTGATGGTACGTCCATCCTGCGCAACGGCCGCATCGGCATGATCGACCGCTTCGAGATTTATCGCTCGAACCTGCTTGACGTAACGGCAGACACCAGTGGCACGCCCGCTTCGGCGAACGTCACGAACTGCCTGTTCGGCCACCGTTCGGCACTGACCTTTGCCGGTCAGTTCACCAAGAACGAGACGGTGCGCTCGACCGCCACGTTCGGCGACATCCACCGCGGCCTCAAGGTCTACGGCTACGAAGTCATCAAGCCGGAAGCCCTCGGCCTGCTGTACGCCAGCGCAACCGAGAATGCCTAATCCTTGATCGGATCTGCATTTTCACCAACCGGAGGGGGCTGATTTTCAGCCCCCTCTTTCTTTCTAACTTTTTGCTCAAAGGAGAGTACCAATGCCTGTAAAAGCATGGCGAGACAAAGACGACGGTTATCGCGGCCTGCTGCGTAACCCGGAGACTGGCCGAATCTTCAAGGCCAATGCCATCACGGCCAAGCGCACCGATCTGGAACGGATCACCAGTCCCGATGACGCGCCGACCGTCAAGGCCAGTCGCAAGGAGACGGCGCCCGCTGAGGTTGCCGTGGAAGAAAGCGGCCCGACCGTCAATGAAATGATCGAAGAGGCAGAAGTCGCGCTCGACGATCTGCTCGAAGAGGCCCGGTCATCGGAAGAGAAAGTCCGGCTGATGGCAATCGGCGGCCAACTGGGCGTGAAACTGACCAAGAACATGACCGTGGACACGATGAAAGACCGCATCGAAACCCAGGTCGTGACCATCAAGGCCGCACAGAAAGCGGGAGAATAAACGATGACGATGACGGCAGGTGATTTGCTGGATCGTTTGCAGGAAAAACTCAACGATCTGGGCGGTGTCCGTTGGCCGGACGCCGAGCACTTCCGCGCGATCGACGATGCGCAGCAAGCTATCTTGGAGGCGCGACCGACCCTCTTCGAGAAGTTTGCCATCGTGGATACCGTGGCAGGGTTCACGCAATCCGTTCCGACGGACTGCTATCGCCTGTTTGATGTCGTCGCCAACTACTCGGCCGCCGACGAACCAGTCGGCGGCCTCACACGTGTCGATCGAGCGACTCTTGATCGACATATACGCGATTGGATGTCGATGGACGCAGACAGTCGCGCCGACCACTGGATGCAGAAAGAGGACGAGTGGAGTCGCTATTACCTCGTCCCACCGCAGCCCGAAACCAACCGCGGCAAGGTTGAACTGCACTACGCAGCCCGGCCGACGCCGATCACTTCAGGCGCAACCGAGTTGAGCGCGCCGGACGAAGCGGTCAATGCCCTTTACAACTTCTGTATGCACCGGGCGCTGGAAAAAGACGAAAAATTCGCCGGATCAGCGACCGCCCAGGCATACATGACCAAATTCGCGCAATTCCTTGCAGCCAAGAGTCAGGCCGACAAGGAGTTTGCAGTCACCCGCAAGATCAATGAGGACGCCTGATGCAATCCGTCAAATTCGATGAGTTCCTCGATGACGTAGCGCCGGAAGTTCCCGGCTGCCCGAAAATCACCATCATTTCCCGTTTGCGCATGGCCGCAATCGACTTCTGCAAAGAAACCGGCGTTTCCGTGTGGACGGTCGAAGGGGTGGACTTGGACGCGGGCGAGGCCGTCCTCACGCTGCCGGTGCCGGGTTCTTTTGCTCAGGTATGGCAGGTCGTATGGGCCAAGACCAATAACGGCCCTGTGACGCCTCTCCATCGCTCTGCGATGATCGACCGCGGCATCAAGTGGGAAGGCTTGACCGGCCGCTATCCCCTGAACTTCGTACATCACAATCCCCGAGAGATCATGCTGATTCCGACCCCGGAATACGATCTTCCCGGTGCGTTGACGCTGCACTGTTCATACATCCCAACGCGGAATGCAAAGCGAGTAGACGCCCGCCTGCTGGACGAGTACCGCGAGGCCATCGCGCACGGTGCGCTTGCCCGCTTGCTGAAAATGCGCGGTGAGGACTGGTACGACGGCGCCGAAGCGCAAGAACGTTCGATCTTCTTCGAGATCGCGAAGAGCGAAGCGCGCGCCGTTGCAGCAAAAGACTTCCAAGCGGCCGAGCAGCACGTTCGCATGTCGCCGCTGGCATAAACCGAGCAATACCAGCCCCGGCGTAAATCGCCGTTATTCAGGGCCGCCCTTCGGGGCGGTCTTTTTTTTCATCTGAAAGGAGAAATGTTCCATGTCCGGTATGTCCGATTATCTCGAACAGAAAGTCGCCGAGGCCGTGTTCAAAGCAACCGCATTCTCGGTATCCAGCGTCTACGTTTCGCTGCACACGGCCGATCCCGGTGATGCATCAGGCGCAAGCGAACTGGCCGATTCCGGTTACGCCCGGAAGGCTGCCACGTTCGGCAGCGTCGTGTCCGGCGCCGGCACGATCTCAAATGACGCCGAAGTGCTCTTCAACGCCGTTTCCGATGTCGGTTCCGTGAGCATCACGCACTTTGGCTTGTGGGATTCCGCGTCGGGCGGCAACTACCTCGGCTCCGGTGCTCTCGCAACCCCGAAAGGGTTCAGCCAGGGCGACGTGCCTCGGTTCCCGGCAGGCAGTCTGGTCGCGACGTTCTCGTAAGCCGAGACAGACGTGGCATTTCCTTACGAGGGCCGCAACGGCCGTGTTATCTACATTTGCCCGCCCATGTGGGCATCGCAGTCGAAGCATCCCAGCATTGATACCTGGAACCAGACGATGTGGAATAACATCGCCAATGCGGTCTACTCGTATTCATCAGACGACGATCCACCGACGGATGTCACAGGCCACCCTTACGCCTACAACAACTCCATCGGTGAAGCGGCTGACCCCACCTGGCTGTCCAAGTTCTATACCTACCGTGCGCAAAATGTACTGATTGCGGCAAACGCCATTTCGTTCCAACAGTCCATTTGGAGCGAGGATTACCCGCAGATCAGTTACTGGGAAACCTTGCCGATTAGCAAAATACCCGCGGATGCGTGGATCGAGGAAGTGCGCTGGACGGTCGCCGTGGGTGTCGAGTACGACAATGGCCCGGCGCCCGGAACCGACACGAACTTTTTCGTGCACCTGCTGGAATGCGACAACGTAGAGTTGTTGGGCGCCAGCAAGCATCAGTCGGGCATGGTCGGTCAGGCCATTCCTTACGGCAACAGCCCGATGTCGATCCTTACAGACACGGTGACGATCGGCGAAGGCGTAGTCAATGCCCGCGACGCCATTCAGGACGACGATGCGTTTCTGGCGATGTTTGGCGTCGGTTTTGATCCATTCGGCGGGTACGAAGAAAACGTTCGGCTCAGACTGGGGTATTACCTTCTCGAACTGCGTTGGCGCGGCATTGAGGCAATTTCGATTCCCGGCCCGGCAACGGCAGAACTGTTCTTTGGAATGAACCTCTCGGCCGAGGCCGTTTCGCGGGTCAACGACATTGAGGGCAGTACCGAGTTCTCGATGGATGCGGATGGCGCAGCCCTTGAGTTCATCGGCGGCATGAGTGCCGACTTTGAAACCGAGTTGACGTTTGTCGCTGACATAACGAAGGGCATCAATGCGGTAGACACCACCGGCACGACCAATATGTCGATGGCTTTGTCGGCCACGATCGAAACACACACGAACATCTTCGGAGACTTCGACTCCGCGATGTCGCTCAACGGTGAACTTGAGATTCAGGGCGTGATGGCGGGTACGCTTGAAAGCACCCTTTCATTCGGTGCCGGGCTGATACAGCACGCTTTTCTGAGCGCGAACGACGAAGGGTTCATGATGGAACTGCACCTGGGCGCATCGCTCGGTTCGATTGTGGCGATGGAGGGAACGATCCCCATGTCGATGAGTGCCGAACTCGACGTAGGCGCCAAGAACGTCCTGTACGGCTACTGCGACATGGGCATGTCATTGGCTGCCAGCACCATCGAAAGACGACTGCCAATGGCCGCCGACGCAACGTTCGGCATGGTTCTGGACGGCAGTCAGTTGACCCGAATCACGGATATGTCCGGCGACATAGAGGCCGCATTGAGCATCGCGGGCAGCATGACGCGGTTCTACGACAGCCCGGCCCTTCCCGAGAACACCATCTACTACACCCCCCGAGACAGAACGATTGCCGTTGGCTTGCGTGATCGCGCAATCCGGGTGAGCAGTCAGCAGAGGAACTGACATGGAAACCAAGGCCAAGCAACCGCGTGAGATCGTCGATTACGACATCAACATGGAAGAATACTTCGAGGAACTCGACGGCGATGAAGTCGCGTCCGTCGTCCTCGAAGTGGACAACACCACCGACCCCGCGCTGGAACTCGGCCCCGGCGACAAGGGCGAGTATGAACTGGTCGGCGATCCACGTGAAACCGTGAAAATCTGGACAGGTGGCGGCAAGGATGGGGAGTCGTACATCGTGACCGCCATCATCACGACCGTCGTCGGCCGCCGGGAAGAAATCGAGTTCAAAATCAAGGTGAAGGAAACATGAGCGAACAAAATCCGCAGCAGCAAGATGAACTGGCCCTGCAATACCTGGCCGAAGTGGCGAACACTTACGCCGAGTCGCTGGCCCCGGTTGTTCGGGCGCCGTTCGTGGCTCAGGTCAATCGTTGCATCGCTTCGATCAAAGAGGGCAAGGACGAACTGAAAGCCCGTATCTCCGTGCTCGAACGTGAGACGGAGAAGAAGGGCAGAAAAGGAAACTGAAATGACCGTATTCCGCGTCGATCGCTTTTCCGGGGAACGTCCACTGATGAACCCCCGGAAACTGCCGGACGGCCACGCTGCCGCGGCATGGGACAGCAATTTGGTGGCGAATGACTTGCGTGCATTCCGTTCACTCGCGCACATCGCAAACGTTTCTAGCGTGACGACGCCGAAGTCGGCATTCATTTTCAGCGAAACGCAAGGGTTCGTGTTCGGCGATGACGTGGATGCGACCTATGGGCCGATTCAGGCCGATGAGGACGTGGACAACAAGGTCTACATCGGCAACGGTTTTCAGTCGTACCCGGTCTACAGCACGAAGCGAATCGGACTGCCTGACCCGGACGGTGCCTACTTTGGCCCGCCGATCGCCTGGCGCAAACTGGGCGTGCCTGCCGCGCCGACAAAAGCGATCCTCGAACTCTCTGCGGTCGAAAGCAAGACGTTCACGAAACTCGAAGCGGTGGGCGACCTGATGGTCGTCTTTTGCACGGCCGAGCACGGCTTGAGCGAACAAGACCGGGTGCGCATCGAAGGGTTGGCGACCGACTGGTCGGACATCGACGGCAAAACGTTCACGATCTCCAAGGTCGAGGATGAGCCGACGCAGTTCAGCTTGAACAACTACGACCCGGCACCGCATTCCGGTGATGCGGCAACACCTAGCGGCAGCGGTTCGTGGTTCCGAGAGTACAACCCAGAGGACTACGAAGATCGCATCTACGTGTGGACGCTGGTCACGGATCAGGGCGAAGAAGGGCCGCCGTCCGACCCGACGGAGTTGATCACGCTTGCGCCGGGCCAGTCTGTCACAGTCACGACCGGCACTTCCCCGACCGTTGATGACGCGATTGTCGAGTACAAGAGAATCTACCGCACGGTGCCGAACAGCAGTGGCGGCGCCGAGTTCTACTTTGTCGCCGAGATACCCGTTTCGCAGGCCGACTTCGAGGATACCCTTGACGTGCTCGAACTCGGAGAACCCCTGCCGTCGCTGGATTGGTCGGCACCGCCGGAACAACTGAAAGGCTTGACCGTGCTGGCGAACGGCATCGTCGCCGGATTTGTCGGCCGAACCCTGTACCTGTCCGAGCCGTATCAGCCTCATGCCTGGCCGGAACGCTACACCAAGCAAATGGATCATGAGATCGTCGGACTCGCGGCCTTCGCGCAGTCGATCATCGTCGCGACCGAAGAAAACCCCTACGTCGGCACGGCCACCGATCCGTTGTCGATGACACTCTCGAAGCTTGATTCCGTCGAGCCGTGTATCTCGAAGCGGGCCTGCAAGACACTCGGTTACGGCGCCGCCTACCCTTCGCCGAATGGCCTGATCGTCGTCACGCCCAGAGGCACCCGCAACGTGCTCGATGGCGTATGGGACGAAAAGGAATGGCGGGAACTGATGGCAAACGGCGCATTTGCCGACGTGCACAATGGCCGTTACTACCTGCTGCTGAACAACGGAACGGGCATCGTGTTCGACCCGACTTCCGAGACGCTTGAAATCTCGCGCATCAACACGCCGAACACCTACGGCATGGCGGTCGATCGCGACAAGGATCGCCTGTACCTGCTGCGCTTCATCAGCGGCCCGAAAGTGTATGAATGGAACCCGGACGACGGCACAACCTACATCACGGCGAACTGGACATCGCAGACGTTTGTCATGCCGTACACGGTGAACATGGGTGCATTTCAGGTGTTCTTTGAGGGCAGCGGATCGCTCGAAATTGATTTCTACGCCGATGGCGTATTGAAGCACACGGCCACTGTCACAGATCAGGAGCCGCAGCGACTGCCGTCCGGTTTCCTTGCGCGGGAATGGTCACTCGAAATGCGCTCGACGGTTTCAGTTCAGGGCGTCTATGTAGCTGAAACGATTTCAGAACTTCGAGGGGCGCTGGCGCGATAATGGGAGTCCGTAAAACAAAAATCCCCGCGATACCCGAACCGACAGAGGGTAATTTGCTGGAAGTCGTTCTCGCCATGAAAGAGGCGATGGAAGTCGGCGAAATGCGCCGCGGCGATCCGTTGGACGCCAAGGTGACGTTTCGCGACCTGAAAGACGGCAGGATTGCAGACATTCGGTTCGACGGCTCACAGATCGGCTCACGCGGGATGCTCGGTGGAACCGGCAGCCCGTTGCCGGACACGTCCATTCCCGGCCCGAACTCGTCGTTTCTCAGGCCACCGTCGTATGATGGACTGGTGCTGCCAGGACGGCCGCTGAATGTGCGCACCTTTGCCGTCTGGGACGGCATTCAGGTCATGTGGGACTGGCCGGACGCAAAAGGCACGAACACCTATTGGAAGCGGGCGGTCATCTGGGCGTCTGCGACGCCGAGTTTCGACAATGCGACCATCGTCGGCTATTCCACCACGAACTTTTTCACACACACCGGCCTCGGCCTTTCAAGTGGCGCAGAGGGCGAGATTGCGCCCGGCGTGCGTTACTACTGGGTGGCGTGGGAAGACAACTACGACGAGAACAAAGGCGAGGTAGATCGCAGCGACCCGAATCCGTACTTCTGGGAAGATGGCATTCGCGGCGAGACGGCTATTGATCCGGCTTACGCCCTCGGCCTGCTGGCCGGGCAGATTCATGAAGGGCATTTGGTCGAAACGCTGAACAGCCGCATCGACCTTGTGGATTACAACCCGGACGACCCGGACAACCCGTTCACGACATCCGTGCAAGAGCGCATCCTGCAAGCCAGCACGGACGCATCGGGCATCTACGCCGCGATTGCGCAGACCGCCAGCACGGCGGTCAACAGTAGCGACGGTTACGCCGCGGGCGAGTACACGATCCGCGTAGACGCAAACGGCCACGTCGCCGGGTTCGGCCTTTCCGCGTTTTCTCGCATTGGCGAGGATGGCGTGACGCGAGAGTCCGGCAGTTCTTTCATCGTCAACGTCGGCACGTTCGCGATCGGCGGTTACGTCTACGACGTGAACAACCCTTGGTATAACGGATGGCGTTATGCGTATCCGTTCATTGTTGACGTGCGAGACGGCCTGGCTACTGTTGGCATCAACGGCGAACTCATCGTAGACGGTTCGATCACGGCCAACATGATTCAGGCGGGCCAGATCGGCACGCAGCAACTGAATGCGCAAGAGGTCTATGCCGACCTGATGGAAGCCGATCACATCATCGGCGGCTCATTTGCAACCAGTGTTGACCCGAATTTCCGGCTCGAAATCAACGGCGAAGGATCTGAAAACGAACTGTTCCCGTTGTGGTTCGGCCACGGCACGACCGGCGGCTCGGGCAGCGTGTTCTACTTTGAAAAAGGCGGCACGCTGAAACTGGCCGGTGAGTTGTATGTGACTGGCGCAGGTAAGTTTTTTGCGGGAAACTTTGGTGCAGGCGAATGGCGCCTGGAACTCGGCGGCCCGGCCGATGAATTTCTGCTTTGGGCTGGTACTGGAACCAAGAGCAAGAGCAACGAGAATTTTGCATTCTGGGTTGACAATAACGGCGAGGCCCGTTTCAAAGGAAAACTCGAAGCTGAATTTGTTTCAGGCGAAATCTCGCGCACGACGCTTATTCAAGACAATTCGATTCACACGGCCAACGTCGTCCCGAAAGGCGTCACGCTTTCTGGCATTTCCGATACGACATGGAAAACCGTGGGCGAGTGGGCGTGTCCGGCGCCGCCGTTCGATAGCGGGCATGTCCCATACTGCAACGTCGCGTTCTCACTGTACGGCACCAACCAGCAGGCCGGTTGCGCCCGGTTGCAATTCCAATCTCATTCGGGTGCGGGCTGGACGACTGTTTCACAGTCGGTCTACGACATCCGCTACTACGGCGAGACGAAGGTGCTCGTTGGCGTGGCATCGCGCGTGTTCGTGCAAAGCAAGTTCAGACTTCAAATTGCCGGATTCGATGGATTTGCACCGAAAACCGGCTACCGCAACGGCATCGTCATGGGGATACGATGAGTGACCTGATCCAAAAAGAAAGCAAGCACCCGGTTTCCAGAGAGCAGATCATGGAGTTGGAGGATGCTATTCGCACCCAACTCCCCCCGGTGGATTTCAACGTACTGACCAAGCATCACTTTGCCGATGGTATTTATCTTCGTGAAGTATTGATACCGGCCGGTATGGTTGCAGTAGGAAAAATTCACAAGACGCGACACCTGACCATCATCGCCAGCGGCACGGTGAGGATCACGACCGAAGAAGGCGTCAAAGAGATCACCGGCCCGGCGGTGTTCGTTTCGGAACCGGGAACCAAGAAAGCCGCGTTCGCCGTCACGGATACGGTCGTCATGAACCCGCATCCGAACGAAGAGAATACTCAAAATATGTCCAAACTCGAAGAGCGATTGATCGCCCCAAGTTTTGATGCAATTGAGTCCGAAAATCTGGAATTACTGAAACAGGAGAAATAAAACATGGCCTGGGTAGCAGTAGGTGCAGCAATTACCGTCGGTGGAGGCTATCTTGCCTCAAGAGGCGACGCAAGACGTGCCGATCGGGCGATGGCGCAAGAGGCGCAACTGCGTGAGCAGGAACTGGAAATGCAGCGCGAAGGGCTGCAATTTGCCAAAGACCAGTATGCCGACCATCAAGAGAAGTTTGACCCCCTGTTTTACGACATCCGGGGCATGATGGATGACACGGAACCCGATTACGGGGCGATCGCTGGCGATGTGAACACGTCGTTCGATACGGCCCGCGGCATGGAGGAACGGGATCAGCGCCGGTATGGCATCAGGCCGACCGACGGCGCCGCCAGGCAGTCGCAGCGCGACTACGGTATCCGGCGGGCAACCGCGCACGTCGGAGCACGATCGAAAGCCCGCGAAGGCGCAAAGGACAAACGCTACGGCCGTTACGTTGACCTGTACAGTGCAGGCATGGGTATCGGCTCGAACAAGGCGAACTCGGTTCAGAATGCCTACGGCAACGTAGCAAATTCCTTCGGAAATTCAGCCAATTCAGCATTCGGCAACGCCGGTTACTACAACCAGCAGGCCGGGGCAGCCGCCCAAGGTTGGGGCAACATCATCGGCGGGATCGACTGGGGTGGTATCTGGAACGGTGCGAAAGGTTGGTTCAACAATGGCAGCACCGGCAACAGCAACAGCCGCAACGACAATCCGGGTTGGTAAGGAGCAGAACATGAGCAAGTTCGGAAGATTTGCACAATACGGCGGCATCGGGCTGAAAGGCTACTACGAGGGCCGCGACATGCGCGAGGACGCAGAAGAGCGCGAAGAAGATCGTGAGTGGCTGCGAGATCGCCGTCAGCGGCAGTTGCGGCGCGAGGGATACCTTGACCCAGCCGAAGAGGAAATGACCGGAATCCGCATCAGTGGCGCCCGGCGTGAGGAAGATTTCGGCGCGTTCAATGACCCGCACCGGCGTGAAGGGGTAGAGCGAGGAACTCGCACCGCCCGCCGTCAGGAATCTTTTGACGAGTTTGCCGACCCGCACCGGCGTGAAGGGGTAGAGCGAGGAACT